AGTCTTCGCGGGCCACATAGGTTCGTGGAAGGTCTTCCCGTAGTTTTGCCAAATCCGCACGAAGTTCGACGCTGGCTTCCCAAACAGAGCGCCCAAACCACCCAATCATCGACGTAGTTGCGCCAAGGATAATGTTAAACAACATTTGGGAATCCACTATTCATCCCCTGCGTCGTCGCGGCGTTGGTCTGTGGCGATCTTGATGCCGGTAATTAGCCCGATGAAACCCCCGACAATTGTCTGAAACGCAGGCAGCACAGCTTCAAAAATCTTGTTGTTGTCCACTTTCTCGTCGAACAATCCAATCATCATGCCGCCCACCATCGACATTAAAATCATGGACAGCGTAATTGTAGCGATGAGCGTCACCCACACCGAAAGTTTGTCATGCGCGTTCATAACTTACGCCCAAGGAAGCCTGTCGGAGATCACCGGATTTTTTTGCTGTTCAATTTGCACCGTTAAGTCAGCAATAAAATCGTTCATCCGTCCCTCCCGCAAAGTGGAAGTTATCCAATTGATGACTTCCGCTTCGGTCAAATTGTCAAACGGGATGAAATCGGGCGAAGATGGGTCTGGGTTGGTTCTAAACTCCCCGTACAGCGACGCTTGAAATTCTCCTTCTTCCCCAAAAAGCCGCCAATGAACCGCAGTTACCCCGCCATCCGACGCCCTACGAGTAAGCTGTTCAATTTTCCAATAAGTGTTCATTGGTTACCCTTCGATTAATCGTTGATTTTGGTTAGCAATAGCCAAGAACAACTGTTGAGTATTGTCCCCTTGAGCAACCATGTCGTTTCGGAAAGCCTGCACCGTTGCGCTGGTTTGACGAGATTGTTGGGAATTTTCAATGAGCAGCATTGGCATCCACGCAATGGCGCAATTCCATTCGTTGACATCCTGCCCAGTGTTTGGGTTTTTGCCCATAATTTGGGAGAACCACGCACATTGGATACCAATGCAATCTTTTTTAATTAACGGGCAAAAATTACCGGGTTTGAGTTCCATTGCAAATCCTTAGTTTTTGGTTGCAATAATGAAATCTACATATTTAACTGCAAAATCCATAGCCGTTCCGGTAAACGTGCTAGTTGCAGTGTGCGTGTGCGAAGACACGGTGGTGTCGGATTCTGTGGAAGTGGCTACGGTTGTAGAAGTAGAGGTAAGCGGAGATCCGTCTTCAATGGTAGATCCACTCCCAATTAACGTCCTTGTGTAATCATGTGAATGTGACAAAAGACCATACTGCGAGGTCGAAAGGGTGGTGCCCGCATTTGTAGTAGTCACCGTACCGGCGGGAGTTCTACTTGTAAACGCCGTAGTGAACGCGGCAGTACCACCTGTCCCTGCGGTGCCAGAGGTAATAATCCGCAAAGCCGCGTTGTTGTATGCCGCGCCTGTTTCAATAGTCCACCCAGTCGGCGCGGCAGATTGTTGAAAAGCAAGCCGAGTTCCCGCCGCAAAAGTGGGGGTTTGAGTCTGCCAAGTTGGTACAACGCCAGCCCCAGCAGAAGTCAGAATTTGTCCCGAAGTGCCCGCAGACCCGCTGAGAGACAGCGCCCCCGAAATTCCTAACGTAGTGAACACCCCAGTAGTGGCACCAGTCGCGCCTATTGGGCCACTAAGTCCCCCCGGCACCGTCACCAGCCCCGCAGAATCGACGGTCAGTCGGGTAGTGAGCGTACTTGCACCGTCTGCCGTGGTACTAATTACCAAATTACCCGGCATATCATTAGTGCCGGGAGTAGCATCTACGGATGATTTAATTTGCGCGGTGGGGAGAAAGTTAGTCCCGTCGTAGGCGGAAAATGTAATAGTCCCCGCATTGTCCCCACTAACTACAGTGGTGGGAATGGCTAGCGAGCCACGAGCTTTGTAGAGGTCTATCGTAGTTCCGGTGGAGTCCGTACTGTTCCGGCGAGACAAAATGTTGCTATTAGGCGCAGAAGCGGAATCTGAAGTGAGCGATAAACCAGCGGTCGTAGACCCCGGAGCCGTCGTAGCGCCAATAACTAGCTGCCCGGAAGTGTTGATGACAACCGGCGTAGAATCAGGGTTAGCATCGTCCTCTACCAGCAGCGCATTGCCAGAGCCGGTTTGTGTGATACGCAAAGCAGCGGCGGACGTAGACCCCGAAATAACGGTGCCAACCGTGGACTCATTAGTGACTAGAAGCGGGCCTGTCTTAAGTTTGTAGTTAATGAAAGAAACTATTGCACCTGCGCCCGTGCCACTACATTTAATGATGGCATCAAACCCATTTTCAATTACAACCGCGTTGCCGGAGGAATACGTTCCTTGAAAGATGTTCAAGGTCTGTCCGGTGGAATTGCGGATGAAATAGTAGCCAGCAAAATCGTTGGGCGAAATTTGCAAATAGCCAGCAGCGCCCAAAGCCCCCGATGCGGTGATGATGCGTTTTTGTCCGTCAGATGCAGATCCGTTTGAAACGGTAAGGACGGTGGGGGAACCCGAGGATGTGCCGGTTACCGCAATGGTTGCAGCGCCTACGATGGCGTTGTCAATGATGTCACTAAAATTGTTATTGGTGGTGACGCCCCAAGTACCGGCCTGTTCGCCAGTACCAATGAGTTCGATACCAAGATTGGAGTAGGTAGAAGACATTTTTTAAATCCTTTACGCAGCTATCTGCGCCCAATTTGGGGTTTGAGCATCATCAACATCTGTCCAAGTGCCCGTTTGACTATCATCGACGGCTACCCATCCCGCTACTTGCGCGTCGTTAACCGCACTCCAAACACCCGTTTGACTATCATCCACCGGCACCCAGTTGGGGTTTTGGTCGGGAATGATCTGCCCCCATATCCTAACATCACCAACAACGCAAGTCGTCGTGACGCCAACAAGAAATACGTTGGCGTCAATAATGAACCCGACAGCGCCCACAACTCCCGTTGTAGTGATACCTGTGAGGGCTACATCAGCGTCAATAACAAAACTGACAGCCCCAACTACGCCCGTCGTCGTGACGCCTGTGAGGGCTACATCAGCGTCAATAACAAAACTGACAGTCCCAACTACCCCTGTCGTCGTAACGCCGGTAACCGCAGCTATCGTGTTAGGGAGAACAGTCGGTGTGCCGACAACCACATCTGTGGTGATCCCCGTGGGAGCTACAAACGTAGCCTGCTGGGCAACTACCGTCCCTACTACGCCCGTCGTCGTTACACCAGTAAGAAATACCTCAACACTAGGTATAACGATAACTGAGCCTACGACACCCGTCGTAGTGACGCCTGTGAGGGCTACATTAGCCGCACCCGAAACAGAAACGGTGCCTACGACACCCGTCGTAGTGACGCCTGTGAGAGCTACATTAGCGGAGCCGGTGACAGTAACTGAACCTACGACACCCGTCGTAGTGACGCCTGTGAGGGTTACATTAGCGGAGCCGGTGACGGTAACTGAACCTACGACACCCGTCGTAGTGACGCCTGTGAGGGTTACATTAGCCGCACCTGAAACAGAAACAGTACCAATGACGCCCGTCGTAGTGACGCCTGTGAGGGCAACTGAGGTACTTACCCAAGCAGTGGAAAACGGCGCTCCAGAAAATGGCGCGACGGAAAACATTATCTGGCTTCAAGCACCGCGATACGGGCTTTGAGGTCTTCGATCATTGCTTGCTGTTCTTGCACAGCTTTAGTCAGCAGGGACACCATGTTGCCGTAAGCAAGTGCGTCGGGACGATTCTGCTCGTCGTACTGCACAAACTGAGACAGCCCAATGTCATGCACTTCCTCGGCAATGAATCCACCAAAAACGGTATCGCCGTCGTTGTTTCCCTTGTAGGTAACAGGACGAAGTTGCATTACCTCAGTAAGGCCGTAGGTCGCATTCTCGACACTGTTTTTATACCGCAACGAAGATGTGCTGCGTTGAAGAATACCGCTGGCCGAACTCATCACCATATTGGCAGCAGTGCCCGTAGTGCTGGCGTAGGCATCTGGGCATCTAAACGCGCCGTCTACGACGTAAAGGCCGTCTGCGGAGCTATAACGAACTCGTTCTGCAACAGTACCGGCTTTTATTGTGTTCAGCACCAACGTCCCATCTTCGGAACCATTAGTGGGATCTGCGATTGTCGCTGCAAGTCTGACGTATTCGGTTTGAACAGCGGCACTGTCATTACCGTAAAAACGTAAATTGGCAATGTCGTCCGACGCCGCAGGGGACGCACTGTTTTTCAGAAAATTGATGTTCATACCGCTTGCGCCGGAATCGGTATCAACAAAATATGCGTTTGCAAGCGCGGTAGAGCGTACTGTGAGTGAATAGCCGGAAACAGGAACGCCGCCGGCAGCAAGGGTGCTGGATGCACTTAGAGTGGTGAAGCTGCCCGCAGCGGCGGTCGTGCCGCCAATAGCCGGAGGAGAAGCTAAGTAGGTGCTAAAGCCTGTACCACTGACGGTCGAAGATGCACTTAGGGTGGTGAATGCTCCTGTGTTTGGGGTAGTAGCCCCTACGGTACCGTTGTGAGGGCCAGAGAACTGCGTATTAGCAGTGATCGTAGTTCCTGTAATAGCCGCAGGGGTCGTTCCACCAATAGCCGGAGGAGAAGCTAAGTAAGTACTAAAGCCCGTACCACTGACGGTTGAAGATGCACTTAGGGTAGTGAATGCTCCTGTGCTGGCAGAAGTTGCGCCCACCGTCGTGCTATTAATAGTGCCCGCAGTAAGGTTATATCCCGCGACGTTACCACTAGAATCGCGATAAACCGCTTTACTGGCTGGATAGACGCAGAAGACGTTGGACGTACCGGCGAGGGTGATAGCCGAATTAAAGTTTGAAGAAGATAAAATGGTAGTTCGCGCAAGCGAATTGGGGCCGGTGGTAAAAGTCCCAAGCCCAACTTCCCATGCAGTGCCGTTAGTAATGCAATAGTATGTGGTGTCTCCGTTGTTAAACCCTGCGTTAAAAAACGATTGAAACCCGGACACAGCTCCGCCAAGGGTAACTGTGCCCGTACCTGTAGTCGTCGTCGTTTCTTGTACGCGGTCGAAGACATTGAACGCCATAACACCCCCTTACTGAAGCTGGATGATTGCCGCAGTGGTGCCGGAAGCATACGTCGGAAATGTCACCGTGAACGTACCGCTGGTCACCGATTTAGCGCCGCCAAAGTCCAGTACCGCAACAGCGCGGTCAGACTGCGAGGAGTTGTAGATCAAAGCGCCGTAAGCGGTGAACGTAGCCGAAGTCCACGAAGTCGTCGAAAAGCTGATGTACGCCACGTTGTTGGTGCTGGTCGTATCAGTCGTCGGAGCCGTGGAGATCGTCAACGTATTGCCGCCAGTGGTGTAGCCACTACCGGACGCAAGCTGTCCCGAAACCGTGTAAGCCGTGGTGGTCTTAGTCAGTGTTGCGGTATTGTCGTACAACGCCATTTTGAACGTATCCGGCGTCGTATTCAGAGTACGCGCAGGGTTTGCTGACGTTGAAAACAGGTGGTAGCACTGCATCAACTCCGCTTTGAAGCTGGCGCACATTGCGCTTCCGGTAAAAGCCATATCAAATCTCCTTTACAATGGACGCCAACTCAGGCGCACCAGCTTTTGTCAAAGCATTAGCAATCGTTACGCGGTCGTGCATCACCGCCTGCCGCATATGGTCTAAAACCACATCACGAACCAAGGCACGGTAGGTCAGCGCCTGCTCGCGAATTTCTCTGGGAGCCGAAACAGACACACTTAAAATCTTATCCATTGCCAAGTCGGCAAGTTCATCCGGCGTAAGTCCACGGTAGTCCGTAGTGATGACTACTGGAGATCCTACGGTTCCACCCATCGCATCTAACATTCAGCCCCCTAAGTGACCGGATAGCGTACTTGACCAGAACGGTAAGCATCGCGGCGGTCTTTACCATCACCAAGCTGTTTCAACAGCCCCATCGCTTCATCGTACCGTTTCTGATACATCACGAGTACGTCCTGCTCACCCTTCATGTAGGTGTACGCTTCCAGCAACGCGCCGTAAAGCAGCGTGGAGTCAAAATTATCACCCAGCCAAGTAGTGCCAGCGGTGACGATGGACTCGGGGTAATAGTAGTAGTGAAGCTCGGCGGTGTAAGCTAAATCCGGGGTCGGCCCAAGGATGAACGAATTAGAGTCGAAGATGGCGTAATACTCAGGAAGTCCGCGATCTAACACTGCCGTCGTCGGATAGGCTGCGCGGATAAAATTCACATCTTTATTAAGCAGGTATTGATACTCTCCAGCAGCATCAATCACCGCCAACGAAAACGTCGCCAGCCAGTCGGTGGGTACTGACAGATATTTATTCCCGATAGTCAGAGATCCAGTCACATTTTTACGGATAGCCGGAAGCTGAACAGTGTTATAAATCCGCTGCTCTGCCTGCTCGATAAACGTATTAATGTCAGCCGTAGCGAACTCGTTCTCTACATACGACTGAATCTCCGTCACTAACTCGGAATAATTCATCTGTTAGCCCATCTTATCGCTAGCCATCGTGCCCTTGGTCGCCGCACCACATCCACGGATTTTAATGGTCTGCTTCTTCGGTGCCTGATCAAAATCAACGGTGGAATAATTTCCCACGCTGATGCAATCAGAAGGCATCGGCTTGACATTGCGACCAGTGAAATCTTTAGCGTTCACAGCCTTCCCAGTCATCGTATGCGGCTCGGCGTAGACCGACGCTGGGCCTACCTCCTTACCTCCACGTTTCATACTGTATTTAGCCATTACCGCCCCCGCTGATTGTTAGCACGGGCCATGTTCCGGCCCACTTTCCGCATTTCCAAACCAGTCGGGCCACCTTTCTTCATGCACTTGGTAGCGCCGCCCTTGTTGAACCCTTTGGCTTTGTTTGCCGGTTTAATGTCATGCTGTTCTTGCATGTGCTTGCTCAAGCCGCCATTGTTCATCTTCTTCATGAGATAGTCACTCCTACTGTTCCTACTACACCCACCGCTGCCAAATCATTTGGCGTCAGCGCACTGTTACCGCCGAATCCTACTGGATTCCAGCCCCATTGAATCTGCCGGCTACCTTCTCCCAAAGCGCCCAAATAGTTCAACCCAGACACAATGTATGTGTTATCCCGGCGGGGGTTCCGCACGGCTTGGGGATCTTCTACCGGGTATAGCCCCTGCAAATTTTGCGGGTGGTCGGGTTCCCAGCAGGTCGGACAAACCAAAATATTGGTCTTCTTTGTCCGAATGACCAACTCTTTCAACTGCTTCAGCTTATACCTCTGGCCGCACCTATCGCACTCGGCAATAGCAATCCGACCAGATGTAAACTTATTGCTCATTGGATGAACATCTCACGCGGCACAATTCGCCAAGCCGCTTTCTCACGATCCTCATCCGATGCCTGCTGCCAAGCCTCGTCATACATCTGCTTAAGCATAGGAATCCGTTGCGCTGCTTCTGGGATCTTAAGCGCCACATAGTACGCCAATCCCGCCACCATTGCAGGTAGGAAACGAAACGGGATGTCTTGCGTGTTGACGCCAGTCCCGGCGTCTAACATCCGGCGAAGCCGCCAATACACAAGTTGGTAGGTGTCGGAGACGTTGGGCACAGGCCACAACGTGAACGTCGGATACTGCACGCCGCTGGGTTCAGTAGCCCCGCTCTGCCGGTTGATGTAAATCTGGATCGGACGACCCTGCGCGGTCTTATTGGGTAGGCTGGAGTAGGTCGAAACGCTAATGCGCGAAACCGGGATGTCCGATTGAATCGAAGTCCCCGCATTGGTACGGATAACGTGTTCCATCAAGTCAACGGTGTCTACGGGGAGGGGGTAGGTAGCTTGCCCTTGGGAGAGGGCGACCGTGTCTGACTCAACTGTCCACAAATTAATCCCGCGATTCGCCCACTCGGCAAACATCAAATTAAGACTGCGCCGGGCCGTCCGAAATTCATAACCAGTTCTCAACTCCGCGCCCGCCCGCTCAAACGCCTCTTCGATCAACTCGTTGAGGTTGAGGTTAAATACCGGAGGAGACGCGGAGGTAGTCATTACTTCTTACTCTTCTTTGCGGTCTTGGCAGACTGCGTGAACGCTTTATCAGTCGGCGCGCCGGGGGAGTTGGGTTTCCGCATTTTTTCTTTGCTACCCGCCGCAATGCGGGCTTTTTTCGCGTGAATGTTAGCGTACAGCCCCGGTTTAGCAGCCATTATTTCTTAAACCCCTTTAACGTCTGCGCCAACCGCGCACGTTTGCCCATCAACCCCGGAGCCTTAGCAGCTTTAGCAAGTTTACCCGCAGGGATGGGTTTGTCACCCTTGACGCCCAAGGAGGCGCGGAGCGCCCCCGGCTTCTTGATAGCCCCGGCGATCCAGTTGGTGCTGCCACCCTTACTCAACGCCTTAGCCTTCGGCATTTTCGCTTTGCTCATGATGCCCATACCGCGTGAAACTCTCATCGCATCGTCCCTTTGGTGTGGCCTTTCTTGCAGCAGCCATCCCCGCGAGTTTTAACCACCCCGCCTTTGGCGTAGGTTTTGGTTTTCACTTTGCCGCCCTTACGCATCTGCTGCGGTTGGGCAACGGGCTGGCCGATGTTCAGAGGGCCGTAGGCTTGCGGGGCAGCGCGAACGCCACCCACTCCGGTTTCGGAACCAATCTGCACCAACGGGGCATTGTTACCCAACCCAATCCCGCTGTTAGAGCCACGAGGTTGGTCAAAAGCGGACTGGATTCCAGAAGAAGCAGTGCCGCCATCTACAAATCGCTTAGTCCGCTTTTTCATCATTACATTTTCACTCGTTTGAGCTTGGTTTTGCCACGAATCGCGCAACCGTCGATGCTGCCGCCCTTGGCAAACTTCATTACCTTACCGCCGCCGCGTTTCATGTCCTTGGCTTCTTTCTCTTCGTGCTTGATCATGGATTTCGGAGCGCCCTTCTTTTTGAAGAACGAAACCTCCTTCTTGACCATTGCCTTGGATTCTTTCGCTTTTTTCACATTGCCGCCTTTTTTATATCCTCGCCCAGTAGCCGCTCCGTAAATATCCGAAGCGCGTCGGGAAGCTTTTTCCCCCATCACCCTTGCAGGGTTAACAACTTTACCGGGGATGGTGCCCGCAACATCTTTCATGAGTTCCGGAATCGTAGCGCCCTTAAACGCCCCAGTCACAGCAGGGGCACCGGCAACCGCGCCCATCATTGCAGCGGTGGCGTCCAGATCTTTCATCCGGCTCTCTTTACGGTATTGGTTCGCCAAAGAACCTTTTCTATCAGCTTCACGAGACGCCATGTTTTGGACTTCACCAGCGGAGTACTTGCGTGGAGGGATTTTCCCCAGTTCACGAGGCGAAGTACGCGCAGAAAGGTCTTTCAGAGCCTTCCGAGTACCATCTTCCGCTTCGGGTTTGGAAGAGGACGGCGACGACGAAAAATTTCGAGTCCCTGTCTGACCCATCGAAGTACGCGGCTTATCACGTTCCGCTCGGAATTTCGCCGTGTCAGCAGTGGTGCTGTACTTAGTGCGGCGCGGTTCATCTTTACGCTCAGTGGTGTACTCTTTAGTAGCCCCGTCCTTGCCCTTAAATTTAAATTTAAGGTCACCGCGATCACGAGCGGCGGCAAATTCTTTTTCAAAAGGCGAAAGCTGTTTAGCCATTTCTATCTCCTAACAATTCCACGCCCGAAGGCTTTTGTTGATCCTGCTGTTGGGGTCGCTGGCGGTTTTTTTGCTAGTCAGCTTCTTCTTCATCCCTTTCATCCGGGCACAGAATGAATCCCTACGCGGGCCACCTTCCGGCTGCGGAGCTTTCAACCCCGGCTTACCGGGGTTAGCTTTGTTGTAGGACGCACGGCCTTTGGCGTTCAAACCGCCCGATTCGGCTTTACCTTCTTTACGAGTCCACGCTTCAGTTTTGTGTTTAGCCATTATCCCACCTGAGCTATAGTTACAATGACAGACGCAGTTGACGGATACGGAGGAGATACAGACGCCGCATAGGGGGTAAGTGTGATTCCTGACGTTTCTTTTAACCAATACAATTCTACATATTGACTAGCAGTCAAGTTAAGGAAATAGTTCCAGCCCGTAACAATATGACTGGGTGCGCCTACACTTTTACGGGAGGGAATGCTAATTAACCCCGTAGACCCGGCTAAATCTGCCCCATTGATACGCACCCAAACCCAAATGTCTTGGACAGCTTGGTCTAAATTTTGAAATTGCCCACTCCATTGAAGGTTGTACACCCCCGTCACAGGAACCGTAAGCCGAGATCCTGATACAAGCGTAACCCCATCAATAGCGTCGGCGGTATCGAACGTCATCGCCGTGGGAGTGGTCGTAGACCCTGTTTGAGTTGTGGTGTCTTGCCAAGCGCCAAAGTTGCTATAATTGGTGCGGAATAACGTACCAAATGCACTGGAAGGCGTCTGGACGTTCACACCACCCTGCACCAACGGCACAAGTTCTGTGCCTGTTAACGCAGTAGCAAAGGCCATCGCTGAAATTTTAGTGTCGGCCATGTTTAAGTTTCCAATTCAATCTTGCTACTGGTTTCTTGCAGTACATATCCCGAAGTCTGCATCAGAATGTACCCTATGGTAGGGGTAAGCCCGCCATACACGATGACTTCAGAATCGCCCACAGAGTCTCCATACCCATTATCGGCATTAGCAACCACCCCCAGCGCAGTGCCGGGGTAATTATTGGCAAAGTCTGCAACACCGGCAAACCCTACTCCGCTAGCCATTAGCCCCCCGGCATCCCGGCTTGAATTACGGTCAACACCGCAGACCCAGCGCCCGCCGTTTGGTTAAGGCGAATCGCCCTTACCGGAAACGCATAGTTACCATCCGAACTAGCGGAAAGGCCCGCAAGAGTGGGATGGCTAAACCAAGTGGGGGTCACCGAAGGATCAAACACATCGTCAAACGTATGCTGCACGGTGAAGGTAGCAGATCCGGTAACAACTACGCCCAACCCGACATTGAAGGGGGATATGTAGTGATCCATCACCGCAGGCGAGGAAATTGAAATCCCATAAGTTTTCAAAACGATTGGGCGCATATTGTTACCTATTTTTTATTAGGCCGTGAACGCGCCGTTATCGGACACGATGTACTGGATATAACCGGAAACCGTGCTCGCGCTGCCAGCCGTACCCGTACCCGTACCGCCCGTGATGTACACAAGCTCGGACGAAGAAGCGACCGCGCCCATCGAAGTGCCAGTAGAAGCAGAAGCCCAGTTAAGCGCCAACTTGGCAGTAGCAGCAGACTGGTTGACGATGAGGCCGCTGTTAGATGCAGTGCCAGTGGTGTTTCCCGTGAAACCAATGTTGAACGTCGGGGAAGTGCCGCCGGTCGTGGTCGCGTTGGCAAAAATCGCCAAAACAATAGCGTTCTGCGGCAGGATGACCCGCGAAGTGTCAGTCGAAGATTTCTGAACGGCGGTGCCAGCGGCGGAAATCGGGCTGAAATAAAACGTAGCCGACATAACCATCTGACCGGCATACGCGGTCTTGGTCTGGTCGCCACCACTTGAGCGCCAAATAGCAAGGGTAGTAGAAGTAGCCATCAAATTGTCCTCTCATGCGAGTTCAGTGTAACCATCTGCATGATGTCAGCCGGGGCGGCTGTTGGTTACACCGGGAAGCCCCGGATTAAAAATGGATATAGCACAGAAAAAACCAAAAGAAAAGGGGGCCGAAGCCCCCTTTCCTCAAAACCAAGTTAATGGTTTTAGGCAGCGCCGGGAGAACCGAAGATGCCAAGCGGGTCAGACACGCCGAACGAATAACGCTCACGAGCCTTGTAACGCACGTTTCCAGTGTCGAAGTCTCCATCCATTCCGGTGGACATCGGGGTACGCACGAAGTGCTTGAGGCCATTCGGAACGTCGGTGGTCAGGAACCAGCCGTTGGTGTCGGTCAACCAGTGGTTAACCGTGTAGCCGCCGGGGATCGAACCATTGTTCTTCAGCGCGTTGATGTCGTTGTCGTTGGTGCCGACGCGAAGCTCGGTTTCGAGCAGGCGGGTGGCGACAAACATCAGGGCCGGCGGAACAATCAGCTTCTTCGGCTTCGCAGCGATCAGCAGACCACGTTCGTCAGTCCAAGCAGCAATCTGAATGACCGCAGCTTCAAGCGACGTTTCGTTAAGGTCAGCAGCAGTGCTAGGCGTGTTGCTGTTGGTGCCACCGGAAACCAGCGGGTGCGCGGTGCTGAAGAGCGGCTGACCGTCACCATAGGTGACCGCGCCATTGAAGCCCTGATTCAACACATAAGCAGCTTTCACCTGTTTGGTGTAAGCCATCGCACGGGCCAGCGCCTTGGTGTAGCGGCTGGACAGCGAGTCGTAGAGGTTATCTTCGACAGCTTCTTCCGTGATCGAAAAGCCCATCGCAATGGTTTCGTGGTTGTAACGAGCAGTCCACGCTTCCTGTGCGTTGTCGTACTGGATAGCCTGACCTTCGTTCTTCACCGGAGCAGCCGAGAAGCCCGACAGCTTGGTTTCTTCTTCAAAAGAACGCTCGGAAGATTCAGTTTCGTAAATCTCCTTGTGCTCTTCGCCGTAACGGTTGTACTCAAGACCAAACAGGGCGTTAAGACCCGGAAGGAGTTCTTTAAGTAGCTGAGCGCGTGAAATTGCCATTTGTAATTACTCCTTAGGTCGCAACGGCAGCGCCGGTGCTGTTGTAATACGAATGCCAGCCCTGATTGAACTTAACCAGCACCTCAGGGGAGCCAGCGAAGGTCAGCGTGGTGGCGCTCGCGAGGTTGACAGCAACCTGCAAGGTCAGGGTGGTGCCGCTGATGCTGACAACATAGTTGCCCGCCGCAATACCCGTGCCCGTGACAGTCATGTACGGATAGATATTGGCGTTAGCAGCCGCCAGAGTCACCGTGGTGGACGAACCAGAGGTCGTACCGGAAGCAGTGGTGGACACCGCAGAAGCCGGGACAAGGCCAATGACGCGCATAATCTTGGCAGAAGCAGCCGGAGCCGCACCACCAACCGCCACAGCGGAGTCGCCCGTCGAAGTAGAACCCGTGTTCTGAAGCAGGCCCACGTTCTTACCAACAGCCCACTGACCGGCATAAGCCAGCGTGGTGCCGGTGCTGCAAATCGCAGCCTGATAGATCGCATCCGGGTCATCGCTAACATACGCAACAGCGTCAGTCGCAGCAGTGCTGGCAAGCCAATACTGGAAGCGGTTCTTACCAAAAATCGGGCCACCCGTGCTGCTGTATTCGCAGCCAAGGAACACACCAACGATACCGGCAGTAGCCGAAGTGCCCGAGGTGGTGCCGTTCTTGACAATCGTGCCGTCCGTCGTCAGTTCAACGAGGTCGCCGTAGAAAATGCTGGTGCTATAGCCGTTCGCAATCGGAAACATCCGAGTCGAACCGGCAAACACCTGCCCGCCGATCAAATTGACCGGACGTAGCCCGTAAGGGGCTGAGACAGTAGGATAAGCCATGTTTAGCTCCTAAATTCCTAAATTATTTAACAAGACCTTTGCCAAAAGTAACTTGAGTTTTCTTGTCCTTAAACATCGGCATACGGGGGTCATTCTCCCGCATGTAGTTGTTATCCACAGACGCCACATTATCTTCAGTGAGTTTCTGATAATGAGCGGTGCGTTGGGCAACAAACTCGCTGGGGGTCTTACACAAGATAAGCCCACCGGACTCAATAGAGTCCTTAAACCGACTGTTTGGATCGGCCATTGTAAATGCCTCAGGATGTTCCGAAGCCTTCACGGGTTCCCAACCTTCTCGTAGTTTGGACGAGATGTTGTTTACATCAGGGGTGCCCAAGGTGCTGATACGAATCCAGCGGTAGGAGTATCCCGGTTCCTGATTAACCTCAGGAAGCAGCGAAGGCGGTGCCCAACTCTTGGGTCGGGAAGACGCTTCACGGGTATCCATGTCACGAGAAATTCTGTTTTCAGCCATTGGTGTCACCATTCAATTTGATCATTTCTTTTGCGTATTGCTCTGGGGTCAGCCCAAGTCTCTTAGCCAAAGAAACTTGCGTTGCCGTCAACGTAACTTTGCGGGGGGCCGTAGAACGCTTTGCGGAAGCCACCACCGTAGCGGGGCGTTTCTTATCGCTACCCTCAAAATTTTCCGGGAATCTACGCCGCATTTCCTTATCAATGCGCGAATAGTATTCGTCAGAAGTAGGGTCTACGCCTTCACCCACCAAGTCTTCATGCAAACCAAAAGCCATGCTAGTCATGACGCGGTTTTCGCCAAACCAAGGGTTACGTTTCTGCCACGCAACCGCTTTGGGATCGACTTTAGGAGCCGCATCTTCAACAGGGGCTACAGACCACCCGTCGTTGTTGGCGGTATTTACTACATTTTTTTCGGGTTGTCCAGCGTCTTCTTCGTACTTTGGACGGTAGTTTTCTACCTGCTTGAGTTTAAGTTTTACATCAAGGAGGTTTTCCTGTGCCGCAGTCAGTCGGTCTGAGTCGCCGCTGTCATAAGCATCCTTAAACTCTCGCTTGGCTACCTCAAGCTCCCGCTCAAATGCCACCTTTGCCGAATCCACATACGCCTGTTCGCCCGTATGCAGATTCTTTTTCAGCGTCTTGTTCTCATCCGCAAACCGCTGAAGCAACGCCACTGCTTCCTCGCGCTCGCGTAACGCAGCTTCTTTGGCACGGCGCTCGTCGTGCCAAACCTTTTTCAGTTGCTTGGCTTTCTCTTTGGAGAACTCTTCAAGCTCATCGTCTTCAAGGTTCTTGACGATTTCTTCCGGCATCGGCTCCTTATTACGGTCTTCCTCCGGGGTGTCGTCTTCAACCTCAATCTCAAAATCGTCTTCCAACTCGGCCACGTTCTTGTCGGTCGCCATGTGTTATCTCCTAGCCTCGGTGAATGCCACGCGGATCTTCCACTACACCCTCGACGCTATCGTCGTTGATGAGCCGGAAAGATTTCCCGTGGATGTGAACTCGCGAACCCGCGTGCGGGCGAACAAGGATAAAGTCCCCTTCTTTGCAGTAAGGGCCGGTCGGGAACCGTGAGGCGTCGGAATAGCAATCCGGCCCCATCTTGACTACGAAAAGCACCGTAGTCATCAATTCCTCGTCCTTAATCGTTTTCTCCGCTTTGAGGAGGCCGCTATCGAATTTTGCTTCGATGTCAGGAATAGCGCACAGGATTTTGTAGCCTGTGGGGGTAGGCAATTGTGTTGCCTGTTGCTCATCGGTCATTAATCGTTCTCCAAGTTGGTTTTAATGTCATCCACATAGCGTTTTACCGCCAACATCCCGTTCAAACAACCACACACATACCGATATTCCGCATAATCCTTGGCTGCACCAGCACCCAAATCTTCCTGCGTTATATGAACTTTTCGTTCAATTTCTTCAATAATTAGGTCGATTACGGTCATTTTTTGGATTCTTTCTCAGGTTTTTGAGCCTGTTGCTGCGCTTGTTGGACGGCTTGATGTGTGCGGTCTTGCACTTTTTGCCGGTTCTGATGGAGTCGGTCTTGCTGTTTTTCCCGCTCCACATGTCCAAGTTTAGTCATTTCCAGTTGAGCTTTCATGCCAAGCTCTTGTCCTTTTATCTCCTGCTGCTTGTCAACTTTACCCGCTTCAAGCGCCAATTTAGCCTGTTGAATCTGAATATCCGCTTGCTGCGCCTGTGCTTTAAGTTGTAACTCTGCCTGTTGATTCTGCGCTTTAAGTTGAATCTCTTGCTGCCGCAGTTTTAGCTCTTCGCGCTGAATGATGTTCAGCGGGTCTTGAGCTTCTTGCTGCTGTTGCGCCTGAGCAGCCTCGGCTTGGTTTTTCTGCGTCAACTGCGCCTGCGCCTGCGCGACCAGCTTGGACAACTGCACCTCAACTTCTTCCGGCAACTGCTCATCCGGCGGCGGCAGGGCAACGCCCAACTGCTCTTCAATTTGTCTGCGGTACGCAAACCCAAGATGCTCGCTGATGTGATCCATCCCCGCCGCCGCAATAGCCTGCGCCTTCGGATTATTCTGCATCAACTGGGCAACTTTGGGGTCTTGGCTCATCCCCATATGTACCGCAATGTGCGCCTCATGGTCTTGGTACATGAACGCCTTGACCGGCTTGCCAGCAAGAATGTCCATGTTCTCCGACACAGGGTCACGCGGTTTCTGGTCTTCTTCAGTCGGAATGATTTTCCCAATGTTCCGCACACCCAACACCTCAAGCATCTGCTTGTGAAGCTCCGGGAGGTCATAGATTTGGGGGGAAGACTGAGCAAGCTGCATCACCGCCTGCCACTGCGTGACCTTCTGCGCCATCGTGGAAGCGTTGGGGTCGGACACGGGGATAACGTCCACCATGTCGTAGTCGGCCTTCTTAGCCTTCCTACCGCCCTCTTCCGGCTCGTAGTCGTACTCGTCAGGAGTGAAGTCGCGGATTATGGAGGCGAGGAGGCGCAACTCCCTCTTCATCGCGTAATGCACGCGACTGTGGACGCTCGACATCACTTTCAGACTGCGCTCAAGAATAGCCAACGTGGTGCCCACCGGAGACTGTGCGGACATATCCGAGGCGTTGAGGTCGGTGGTGCTGGCGAACTTGCGCCCCTCATCCACGATGTTCTGCATCAAAGTGAAGAGAACTTGGCTAGGCTCCTTGTACGGCAACGTCATAATGTTGTCTTTGATGGTGCCAGAGGCCACATCAACATCACGGAACTCACCGGGGGAAATGGGCGTGTCGTCCCCCTTAATCCTCATCCCTCGCGTCTTGAACCCACCCGGTAGGTTGGACAGTGTGCCCGCGTCCACAAGCTGGCGAATGAGCGACGTACCAGACTTGGCAAAGCTACCCAGAAGGTGCACCAAACCAAAAGCATAAAAGCCAAAACCGGGAATATAGGGATAATGAACAAAGTGCTCGCGCTTAAGTTTTTTCTCATCGTCAGGTGCCCAGTTACGATAGATTGCTAGGACGGTTTGGGTGGACTTCTCAATGGTCACGACGTAAGGCAGCGCAATACCGCCCATCTCCATCTCATCGCTGTCGGCCTCGGGGTCTTTCTCGTCGTATTCCGACAAATCCAAATCCACATGCACTTCTAAAATTTTGAACCGCTCGTCGCTCGTGGCACTAAAGCCCATGTTCTCCGCAATCTTCTTCTCGACTTCGTCGAGGTTGCCCCGCGTCGGCTCACCAAGGTCAATGTCCCGGTAGAACCCACTGGCTTGCAGCTTGATGACCTCATTCTTGGATTTCCGCATCACATGGGTGACGCGCTCGGCAGTGTCCAAGTTAGACGCACCGTAGGGCACCACAAGGTCTTCCGCAGGGACATAAAGGGAAATCTGCCGCTCTAGTGCCGGGTCGTAATACACTTTCTTGAAGGCATTGCCACTTAGCCCCAGCCCCCACAGCATCCGCTCATGCTCGGGCCGGTACTCGGTCATGACCTCCGTCAACTGGAAGTTCATATCCGCCGCTACGTTGACCGACGCCTGCTTTTTCTCCGGCGTCTCCTTACCAATGATGGTCGTCTTCACCGGCCCACTCGGCGGGAAAGTCTCCATGATGGTCTCGGCTTGGAACTTAACGAGGGCTTCTGAAAGAAGCGGGTGAAACACGCCGCACGCACCACTCCACGGCTCAGTGCGCTGCTCGATCCGCAATCCCAGCAACTCCAACCCGTCAATATAAGTCTGCAACCAGTCTTTGCGCGAAGCAGTGTCGCCGTCGAACGCCTCAAGGAGGTCGCCGGCAATGGAGTTCAACGTCCCCTCGTCCATGTCCTCGGCAAGGTTCTTGTAAAACTCCTCAACTTCCGGTGAGTCTTCGTCCTCGATGGGTTCCCCAAGAAGCTCCGCAAGGGCAAACTCGGCACCGGACGGCGGGGTGTTGTCTTCTCCCGGCAGGGTGGAACCGTCGTCAATTACTTCGACTTCAATCTGCATCTCTTCGTCGCCCATCTGTCGTTCCTCTTAATAATACGGTTTGCGGTTAGGGTTGCGATACCGCAGGGAAATCTCTTCATCCGGCTCGTCCAACGTCGTGCGGATATACCCGCCCTGACGAAACCGCATCATCGCCATAGACACCGAGTCAACGTAGTCGTCGTGGTCGCCAGCAGGAAAACTCGCCACTTCCTCTATCACTTCCTCTGCCCACCGCGTCTCCGGCACCCATACTCTACCAGAAGCAAAAATATCGGATACAGCATTAAGTCGGGAAATCTTGTCGTTACCTTTGGTTGGCGTGAACTCCTGTACAGGAATACCCATCGAACGAAGCTCATAAATGAGTGGCGCACCGGACGCCTTTTTCTCAATAATTACCCCATCAGGCTCCCAGTCCTTATACTGACTGACTACTACCCGCTTTAACTCAGGAAATTCCATCCGGTCACGGAATGCGTTGAGGAGGATGATATTAGCCTGCGGCTTCCCACGCTCCGCTTTACTAACCTCCCAATCACTCCCATCGTCATCCAAATAAAACACACCCCAAGTGGTGCAGGCCGAGTAGTCCGCACGGTTATTCTTCTCAAACGCCGTATCCCACGACATGAGCACAAACTCACATTGAGGGGGATTTTCATCCTCCCAAACCCTCCACCACTCACGCTTAATAATCGCCGACGCTTCGCTCGTCGGGTCTTGCATGTACTGCGCCATCCACTTGGAATGCGGCAACTCACTCCGCAGCACTGCTAACTCTTCATACGGCCAGAACTCGGGCCATAACGGCTTGCCGCTGGGCATGATGGCGGGAAAATCGATCACCTCCCACTCCTCTCCCTCGCGCATCGCCGCTGCTTTTAACACCTGAGCAGTCAGGTCACGCTTACTCCAGCGTGTCATTACAATGACGATGGCACCGCCCGGCTGTAACCGCTGTCGTGGGCCTGATGTGTACCACTCATAGGTCTTGTCGTAGACCTCGGGGTTGGTTTCGGCAATGGTCGCCTCTTGTTCTGAGTGCGGGTCGTCAATGATCAAAAGGTCTGCACCCTTACCCGTCACCGCACCGCCAACACCAATCGCAAAATAGTCGCCCCCCTTGCTCGTATTCCACCGCCCAGCCGCCTTTGAGTCCACTTGCAACACAGTCTCGGGGAAAATATCCCTGTAATTCTCCTCATCCACCAAATTTCGGACTTTTCGACCAAAATTTACGGCCAATTCAGCCGTGTGAGACGTTTGAATGACCTTTTTCTCGGGATATTTACCCAAAAACCACGCCGGAAGTAGATAAGAAGCAAATTCCGACTTAGTATGCCGAGGGGGCATGTTGATGATGAGGCGTTTGCACTCCCCACGGGCCACTTTCTCAAACGCACGGGCCATAATCTTGTGATGCCGACCCGAAATGAACCCCGGCCACATCCGCTGCACAAACGGAATGAACTCCTTCTGACACTTCTCCCGCCTCTTTATCTCCTCCAGCCGGTTTAAGTCGTGAAGCAAACTCCGTTGCTCGGTTTCAGACAAAGTGGGAAGAAGTTTAAGAAGGTTCGCAAGCGTCTCCTCGTCCAAATCAAAGTTCAAACTCACTCCTCTACCCCCTCATCGGATACCTCTTCATACTCCGCATCCTCAATCACCTCCTCCTTAACTTCTTCTGGCTTGCTCATCTCTAACAAACGTCCAATTCGCTCCTTAATCGAACTTTCAAGCGCCGCCGAAGTGGTATGCGTAACTTTGATTTCACTTTTCTCCACAAAAAGACCAATATCCGAAATCTTCCCAAGCAATTCCAATGCCCGTAACTCTTCCTTAGACACGCCGCAGTTGGAAATCTGGATAAGTTTGTTAGTGATGTAACGCCGCAGTTGGTCAGTATCCTTAATAACCTGCGCGTCTAGCTCCTCTAACACCTGCTTAATGTTCACTATCGCTAAAGAAGCACCCGTCTTCTCACTTGAAGACGCTTTCCGCATGTTCGCTTTCTGGTCTTTAAGCGCCGCTAGCTCCTTCATCACCTTTAACTCTTGCTGCTTTTTTGGCAGGAGGTCTTCCACGGTAACTTTTTCCTGTTTTGTCGGCACTTTTGCGGATGCTTTTTTTGCGTGTGGTTTTTCGCTTGCGCTTGGGGAGAGATTTGGGTTTGTAAAGGTCTGCATTGGCTAGTATTTCCAGTTTTATAAGAGACTCATATAAGTTTGTTTTGATAAACGCAATAAGCATCTGTGGGTCTGGAGGAGGTAGCGCGTAATAACTTCTTTGCTTCGCTTCCGCCTTTTTCCTATCCGCGTTCTCCAAAATCTTCACCACCGTGTCAAACGCCATAATGAGCACCCCAGTGGTGGCCCTGAGCGCATACCTATCCGCCCAAGTCTTCGGCTTACTTACGCCTTTCTTCCCTACATCTTCCGGTTTCATGTGAGGCTTACCGTTTTTAAGGTAGCTCTTACGGTCGTATATTTTTTGGCGTTCCTTATTTACCAACTTGTTTCGGTATCTAGCGGCTGAAGCTCTACGCCGTTCTCTTGCCGCAGCATTCTGCTCTTCTGTGTTACGTGGTCTAGCCATCGTCGTCTTTTACCGCACTTCCCACCCTTTTTCCATCCCTCCCTTCACCGACAAAAACCTAAAATTTCAAAAAATACCCCTCCGGGGGTAGGAAATAGAAAAAGGTATGGGGGGGTTTGCAGGATTGGGGGGATTGAAGAATGTAGTAGGGGCGTGGAGTTAGAAAACGTAGTAGGGGCGTGGAGTTAGAAAACGTAGTAGGGGCGTGGAATTAAGAAAAATAAAAAACGTAGATTTGGTTGAGCGGATTGGTATGTAGCAGGGTCGCGGGACTCCTAACTGGGATTTGGGGGGTGGGGGTGTCGCTACAAGCGCCTATTGCTTTCCGCTGTCACAAGCGTAAACTTCAAATCGTCCTAGTGACACACGCTCTTTCTACAATTCAATCGAGGAAAAGACTATGAAGCCTTATGCTTTGTCTGGCCGCATCTATTGGCTCACGAGCGCGGGACGCGAGTCCCGTGATGTGGAAGGTTGGGATGTCCCGGACGTTACCGGCGAGGTCGAAAGACTGAGCACGAGGTTCGAAGTGGTATGGGCCAACGTGGTAATGAAGGCCACGGACGGTAGCGAAGTGGTGGCGGCGGTAGATGTCGCTGCAAACGGAGTGTCGTGGAATCGCCTACTCAGCGAGTAACAGCAACGCTACCCGGCCACGTGGCCGGGTAGCACAAAGGGAGAAAAGACATGAATAAATATCGCGTAGACCGAGCAATGGAAGCGCCATGCCCGCCAATCGGCATGAATTCAATCCTGTACATTGGCGAATCGTATGTGGACGCCACTAAAGTCTACATGCACGCCAATGGTGGAAAAGATGCATGGGGCAACCCGCATTCCCTGTACGGGGTGATGCTCTCGATCTGGAACCCAGCCAAAAACGAATACATGGTCAAACGCTGGAAAAGCTAACACCCAGCGCACTTGAGGGAGGCTCCGGCCTCCCTTCTTTTTTGACGGAACTGGCTAGGAAGGGGGCTGTGGCGAGCCTACAGGGGCGGCGTGCGCCTTCGCGTGCCTGCGCTTGCGCGTTGCGCTTGTTGCTTTTCTTTGTAGTTAGCGTAGAATTCAAATCGTCCTAGTGACAAACGCTCTTTCTACAATTTAATCGGAGTTAAGGTTATGCAAAAGTATATCTCTGCCGCGTTCCACGCTATCGCTCCCAATGCGAGCACCCCGGCCCCGTACGCCGTGACCCTGTACGTGTCCGTCCCGTACTACGGTGGCCCGGAAGAGGGCGGCTGGTATGGGCGCGATGTGCAGTTGGTCGCGTGGAATGAGTACCCGTCGCAGATGGCCGCGTTGCACGCGGCGCAGCAGATGGCCGAAAAGGCCAGGGAGATGTCGGAGGCCGCGACGCGGGCGCACGGCGAACAGTGCAATCGCGAGATGGAATGGTGCGACGCTCGCGGGTTGGACTACGACTACCTTCCCGAGCCGGATGGCCCGGAAACTTACTTCACGAAAGTGGAGCCGGTCGAGGAAGTCGGACGCGAAGCGAGCAAGGGGTCGCGGCAGTACGAATAACACTCGGCGCACTTGAGGGGGCTTCGGCCCCCTTTCTTTTTTAAGGAACTGGCAAGGAAGGGGGCTGTGGCGAGCCTACAGGGGCGGCGTGCGCCTGCGCGGCGTGGCGATTGTAGTTTGCGCTTGTTGCTTTTTTCTGTGGGAAGAGTAAACTTTAAATCGTCCTAGTGAGGCGCGCTTAGCGCGCACCACGCGCTCTTCCTACAATTTAATCGGAGAAAAGACTATGCACGACTATCGCGCAATGGTGGCCTTTGATGACGGCTACGAGAAAGGCCATCGTGAGGGATGGATTGACGGACTCAAGTGTGGGCAAGCCAATATCGAACTAGCAAAAGATAATGCCTACTACAAGGGTTTTGACAAGGGTTTTATGGATGGTGCACGTGTTGCACTGAGGAACGCTGGCTGGACAGATGAAACCATACAGGAATGGTTCGATGCCCTAGAGAGCGATGGCTACAACGAGGCCGATTACCGGCCATAACAGCAACGCTACCCGGCCACGTGGCCGGGTAGCATAAGGGAGAAAAACCATGAATAGACCATTGCACGAAATCGCCCGCGAAATCCGTCGTGATTGGGGGGCCAAGGTGAACTACGCGGCCAAGCCGTACCTTGAGGCCATGAGTTGTCTGGATAGTATCCGGGACAACTACTACGACGACTCGGCCCGAAGCGTGGTGGCTTACTTTCTCGCGAACGCCAGCACATGGCGCGGCGAGACCGCCAAGCGCATCAAGGCTGAATTGAAAGCGATGAAGTAGAACGACGGTGAACTTGAGGGAGGCTCCGGCCTCCCTTCTTTTTTAAGGAACTGGCAAGGAATGGGGCAGCGGGGTGCCAAGGGGGGCGGCGTGCGCCTGCGCGGCGTGGCGATTGTAGTTTGCGCTTGTTGCTTTTCTCTACGATAAGCGTATAGTGACCTACATGCCTAGTGCATACACGCTCTTCCTACAATTTATCTGGAGTTATACCTAATGGATATTCAATCCATCGAAGCTTTGGTTCGCGCCTATATCGCCCACGTTGTGGCTGAAGCCACTCTCCCTCTGATCCGTCGGATTGAGGAGCTTGAAGCGAAAGATGGCGTTAGCGAAACGGTGCGCGAAGAGATTCGCGAAGAGATTCGCGAGACCGTTGAGGCCAGCGTCGAGTCGGAAGTCGAGTCCGAAGTGTCGCGGCAACTCGATAACCTCGATATTCCGGACGATAACACAATCCGCGATATGGTGCGGGATGTGCTGCGGGATGTGACCTTCACGGTCAAGACCGATATCTAAACAGCAACGCTACCCGGCCACGTGGCCGGGTAGCATAAGGGAGAGATGATAGTGATTAAGATTACTTTGATTGAGACGGTTTATCCGGCACCCGATGAAGACGAAGACGATTACTGCCCGGACGGTGAGGCCAGCGTCAGCACGGAGACCGTTGGTTTCCGCGAATTGGTCGAACTGATGCGTGAATACAGCCAGCCGTGGCGAGCCTGCGTTCCCCTTGGAGACGGAACGCCCGAATGGCTGTCTCAGCCCGACATGGAGCAGAACATGTTCACGGGCGAGTACACGGAGCGCACGCTGCACTACTCGCACGACAACGCGCCGCGCATGGCTAAATACTGGCGGCTTGCGATGGTGACGGCGGGGATTGTTCGCAGCTAACACCCAGCGCACTTGAGGGAGGCTCCGGCCTCCCTTCTTTTTTAAGGAACTGGCAAGGAAGGGGGCTGTGACGAGCCTACAGGGGCGGCGTGCGCCTGCGCGGCGTGGCGATTGTAGTTTGCGCTTGTTGCTTTTCTCTATAGTTAGCGTATAGTGGCTTCACGTTATCGATATCGGTAGCGCGGGTTCTAGTTTAACTACTACGGGAGCATCACTTATGCTTACACTCGTTAAAGTGTCCGGCGACTCTAAGACCGGAAAGATTGCGGTAACCTACCGCGCTGGCGTCGACCTGTTCGGCACGTGCCCTGCCACGTGTGCGCTAAATCCGGCAAAGGCTACCAGCGCGGCCACCATAGATTACCACTACATGGACACCGTCGGGGCCGCAGTGCCTGTAGGTGGCCTCGCGTGGACTTACACTCATTTCCATTGGTCGCAGTGGAAAGACAGGGCCGCGACCTACGGCACCACGTTCAACTACTCTGCGGATTCGTTCGCCGATGCGAAGCTTGCAGTGGAGGCCGGTGTGCCCACCACGGTGGTGGTGCCGGAGCATTGGCATGGTGCCGATAGCAAGGTTCGCGTGGTGGATGGTATCCGTTACGTTCAATGCCCTGCCACCGTCGAAAAGAATAAGGGCAAGGTTACTTGCTCCGGCAAGGGTAGCGAACGCGGTTGCGGTGGGGATAATCCGCTCTGCAATCGTCGCGGGGCCGAGCGGGATTACGTCATTACGTTCCCGGTACACGGTGTGTTCAAGAAAAAGGTCAACGGCGAGGCTTGCTATGCGGCGGGTGGCAAGGTTCGCCTAGCGTGGGAACGCACCAAGGCTAAACCGCAGTCGAACGATGCCGCAGACTTGGCTGCGTGGGTTGCCAAGCTTCCCACCGGCACCATGCTCCGGCACCACGTTGCCGGCGACGTTGGCCTCGCGTACTAAAACCAACGGGAGCGGCACCGTTCGATGCCGCTCCCACAATCGGAGAAAGCAACAATGTCCGGACTTTACGCTCGAATTATTTACGATATGGATCAAGACGCGCTATTTATCGTTGCGGCATTGGCCGCAATCAAGGCCCACGAACAGATTGAATTAGTGGCATACGGTAGCGACGCGGATGGATTCGCTTTAGGGGCGGCAAACGCGGCGAGGGATGCTTTGCGGCATATTAGGCCGGAGCGGATAGAACAGGCTCTTAAACGTGCACCAAAAGCATTGAGTAACTTAATAAATTCTTAACAATCGGAGAAAGCAACAATGCAAGACGAAAAGTTTATTCCTTACTTTCAACTTTGCCAGTGGAAGGCCGCAGTCAAACTCGAAAGCCTTGGCATGAAACATTCTAGCGGGCGCAGTGTAACGGCCTTGGTTAAAAAGACGTTCGGTCTCCCGCGTAGCACTACCCGCGATGCGATCATCGCGATGCTCCAAGGCTACATCGACGAACTACAGGCGCAGATGGAATCGGCATAGGGCCGCACAGGTAGGATGGCAGCAGGGGGCTTCGGCCCCCTTATTTTTTTGGAGAACTGGTAAGGAAGGGGGCTGCGGCGAGCCTGATGGGGCGGCGTGCGCCGTGCCGCGACGGAGTCGGCGTTGTCGGCCTTGTAGGTCGTGCTTGTTGCTTTTCGCTGTGACAAGAGTATAGTGGCTCCTGTGGGCGAGAGATGCAACTACAGGAGAGACGAGATGTGGATCCAGTATCAGGACGAAGAAGGGCCGTTGGCGACACCAGATGATGCGATTCGGGAATTTGCGGTCAACGTCGGTCGCGACCGCGCCGAGCAGGCATGGCTGCTCACCAGCTACGACACGTGGGTGCGGAATCCGTTCTACTGCGGGCCGGCGGTGCGCCACCCGGAGGACGATTACTTCGATTACTACGAGGACGAGGGCGACGATGTTCCACGTGGAACAGTCGAGGAGGACGAGGGTGACGATGTTCCACGTGGAACATCTGAAGACGAGGACATACCGTTCTGAGGGGAAATGTTACGTTATAACGTAACAAAAGGGGGTGGCCCACGTGTCACCAAAGGAACAGATGTTGGCACCAAAGTAACAGGAAATTTAGGGGTTTATTTGTGGGCGGGGGAGGACGGCAGATGCAGCCCCCTCCCTCATCAAAACCGGCAACGCCAAACCGTTCCACGTGGAACATCGAACAAACGACAGGAGAAACACAGTGCAGATTGTTGATTTGAATACGGAAGAGATGATTGACATTTGCGTGCGTTTGGTGCGCGAGGGGGTTACTTTCCGTGCTTCGCCGATGGGCTATGGCACTTGGACGGTCATTTTTACCGGCGGTTACTAAAATCTGGAATCAAGGAGAGGTGTGATGGGTGTGAAAATCAAGCTGAGTGGTGGCATGAGAGAGATCCCGATGGAGAAAAAGTTTGAGCCGCGCAGTGAGCCGTGGCAGGTCGAGAAGGATGCGGAGCACTTTTTCGTGTCCAGCTACATGTGGTGGAGCACGGGGACAGACCTCCTTGAGGTGTTGGCGCGGCAGGCGAAGCTGGACAAGGCGAGCGGCGTGCGGTGCTGCAACGTGTACAAGGTGCCGGTGCCTGAGTCGGCGGATTATCAGATCTCGGACTACCGTCCGCAGGTCGAGGGCGCGGAATTCGTAACCGTAGTCGAGTACGGGTTCAAGAAGTAGTTGCGCGGAGCGGATAGGCCAGGTACTATCCGCTTCTCTTAAGGCAAAACGACAAGGAGACAAAAGATGAATGTGGTTCTTCCGAGCGGTGCGAAGGTAGTTTATGTGGCTTTACTTGAGGGCTGGTATGTGGTGCGCGGCCCGCATCGTGCCCCGCTCTCTGGGCGTTTTGCGACCAAGGCGGAAGCCTTGGCGTGGTTGAATCGGTTTAGCAAGTAACAAGGAGAGAAGAGATGGCGATCATTACGAAGTTCCTGAGCGCGACGACCTTTCGCGGCGCTCGAATCAAGGCGACGACGGGCAACGGGAAGCACTCGGTGACCATCGACTACCCGTATGAGGACTCTCGCAACGCGCACGCTCACGCTGCGCTGGCGCTGGCCCGCAAGCTGGGCTGGCAGGGTTCGCTGATCGAGGGCGGCACGGCTACGGGGTCTGTCTTCGTGTATGTCCCGCTGCCCTGCCACCCCGAGCAGCACATCATCTAACACCAACGCCCCGGTGATGAGCCGGGGCAACAGGAGAGAGACCATGAGCAAGACCAAGAACCCCCGCAAGCACTACCTGATTGTGCAGGCTCACATGAGCCACGGGTATCAGATTTTCACTGCCACCAACGGTGCGTACAAGGAGGGGATCATTTGCTGGCCGGGGTTGAGCCCCAAGACCCTGCGGGTGCGGGAGGACGGCGACGGGTGCTGGTTGCCCGAGATCCGCATCCGGGTGCGCGGCCAGCAGGGCAGCGGCCTGCACGGTATCACGGATACCAACATCTACGGGGGCGAGATCGAAATCCAGTGCGCCTACAGCGGGTTCAACAGCGAACGGCAGGCGGAAGCTCTGGGACAGGCGTGGCGCGGCGTGAAGGCGCGGCTCAAGAAGTTCGACTCGTTGGGGCGTGAGCACGATTACGTCGGCATCTGCCTCCGACTGGCAGCCGCGCTCGATTACGGGCTGGCTACGAAGAGCGAGAACCACGAAATCAGGGTCACCGATGCGGACGGGTTCCGGCACTGGGTGCAGACGATGGCAGAGCGGGCAGTCAACGTGGAGAAGGAGGGCGCAGCATGAGCAAGCGGCTGGAAGCCATCGCCGCCGGGATGGGCGAGTGCTATGGGAGTCGGCGGGAATTCGTAAACGAGTTCCAATACCAGCCGGGGCAGACGGGCACGGAGTCTATCTTCACGGACGGCACGGATTACTACGCCATCCAAAAACGCATGCCCCGGTTCGACGCCGGGGCGGCATGGGAGCCGCATCCTGACCAGTACTGGGCAAAACTTCTTGGTCTGACCCTCTGGGTGGCGCGGATTTAGGGGGTTTCGGAGGTTTTCGGGGGGGGCTGAGGGGGATT